GTAGCGAGTCGATTAAGTGAGCGTTAGGCCAGCATGGTCTTACAGTTCGATTGGCTTGTTTGATCAATGCCCTAAAAAGTATTACCACATTCGGGTTGTTAAAGACATAAAAGAATCAAAGACAGACGCCATTCTGTACGGAGAAATGGTTCACAAGGCGGCTGAAGAATACATAAAAAACGACGTACCCATACCCCCAAAGTTCTCCCAGTTTGAAGGTGCTATCAAGCCTTTCAAAGATATGCCGGGTGAGAAGTTTTGTGAATACAAAATGGGGCTTACCGAGGTGGGTGAGCCGTGTGGCTTTTTTGATGACAAAGTATGGCTACGTGGCATTGCTGACCTAATTATTATCAACGGCGATAAGGCACGGATTGTTGACTACAAGACCGGCAAGTCAAGTAAGTATGCAGACTCTAAACAACTTGACCTGATGGCCCTTTGTACCTTTGCCCACTTCCCTGAGGTCGAGCGAATCAGTGCCGGACTGCTGTTTTTGGTAGCAAATGATTTGGTAAAAAGGAAGTACCAAAGAGAAGATTTTCTTGGGATAATGAGGGAATGGACAGAAAAGTACTCTTGGTTAGCACGCACTTACCAAGAAGATGTCTGGAACCCAAAACCCAACTTTACCTGTAAAAGTTACTGTCCGGTAAAGTCTTGCCCCCATAACGGGAGGAACTACTGATGCCATACGTTAACAAACCAAGGCCGTACAAGAAAGAATACAAGCAACAGAAAGCCCGAGACGAGCATGGTAACCGCATGGAGCGACAGCGTGCCCGTAGGAAGATGGACAAAGAAGGTCGTGACGCCAACGGTAACGGCAAAGCAGACGCCCGTGAAGGCAAAGATATCTCACACCGCAAAGCGTTGTCCAAGGGTGGTAGTAACGGAGACGGAGTGCGGGTGGAATCCCCTAGTAAAAATCGTTCGTTTAAACGGAACTCTCAGAGCAAACTAGTGTCTGAAGTAAGTAAGAGAGAACGTAAAAAGTAGTTAAACCCCTTCTCGGGCGGGTAGCCCGTGCAAAGATCCTATGGAAATTATTGACGATAAAGCGTTACTGCTACGGGTACGCAAGCCCGAGCCAATTTTAGCCACTCTGCCAGACAGCAAGATTGTCAGCATGGGTGATGACGTAAGTGAGATCCTCGTTCGCTGGCGGTTTGAAGAGGCACAACAACTTGCCAAGTTACGGCTAAAAAACATCCCCTCAACTATTAAGCGTGACTACGACTGGCCCGGTTTCCATAAGCCGATGAGCCATCAGATTGATACCGCTTCTTTTTTATCTATCAGACAACGGGCCTTCTGCTTCAACGAGCAGGGTACGGGTAAGACGGCATCATGCATCTGGGCCGCAGACTACTTAATGAAGATCGGCAAAGTCAAACGTGTTTTAATTATCTGCCCTCTGTCGATCATGCAGTCAGCATGGCAACAAGATCTTTTTACCTTTGCTATGCATCGCAAGGTAGACATAGCCCACGGTAACCCACGTAAGCGCAGAGAGATTATTGCGGCTGGCGCTGAGTTTGTAGTCATCAACTATGACGGGGTTGAGATCGTACAAAAAGAACTTCAGGACGCTAGGTTTGATCTGATCATTGTTGACGAAGCAAACGCTTACAAGAACACCTCGACCTCCCGTTGGAAAGCGTTGAAGAATCTTCTCTTTAACGACACTTGGTTGTGGATGCTAACGGGAACCCCTGCGGCACAGTCTCCCGAAGACGCTTTTGGGTTGGCAAAACTTGTTAGTCCTGACCGAGTCCCACAGTTCAAGACAGGCTGGAAAGACCGGGTCATGGTGCAGGTGTCAAGGTTTACTTGGATACCAAGATCAGATTCTGTGAACACCGTTCACCGTGCGCTACAACCAGCAATTCGTTACACCAAAGAGCAATGCCTTGACCTACCGGATATTACCTACGTGACACGCCACGTGCCATTAAGCAAACAGCAGGAGATCTACTACTCCAAGATTCGTAAAGACATGTTAATCACCGCCGCAGATGAAGTGATTAGTGCCGTAAACGCCGCAACGCTGATGAATAAACTCCTGCAACTTTCTTGTGGCGCAGTCTATTCCGACGAGGGCGAGGTAGTGGCGTTTGATGCAAAAGAACGCATGAACGTGATGCTTGAGGTAATTAGGGAAACTACTAATAAGGTTCTGATCTTTGTACCGTTTAAGCATGCCATACAGCTTGTATCAGAGAAGCTTGCCGCCGAAGGTATAACAAATGAGATCATCTCGGGAGAAGTTAGTGCTGGCAAACGTGCTGACATATTCAGAGATTTTCAGACGACTGACAAATTAAAAGCTCTTATTATTCAACCCCAAGCCGCCGCCCACGGTGTGACCCTGACTGCCGCAGATACTGTGATATGGTTTGGTCCCACCACAAGTTTGGAGACGTACTTGCAAGCCAACGCACGAGTCCATCGCAAAGGTCAGACCAGTAAAGTCACAGTTGTTCACTTGCAAGGAAGCACGGTAGAAGCTGGTGTTTATCAGGCACTACGAAAAAAACAGAATATTCATACTCAAGTTGTGGAACTTTTTCACTCAGAAGTTGACAAAGTAAACATAGGCAAATAGACTGGAGATAACCATGAGTGACATCGGTGCGGACAAATTGGCAAAGATTTACCTGAAGATGCGAGACGAGCTTCAGAGGATGGAGCGTGAGCACGAGGAAAAGGTTGTCGAGCTAAAGTCCCAAATGGAAGTCATTGAGTCCGAGATGCTCAATGTATGTAAGGAAACAGGCGCAGATAGCCTAAAGACTCCTTACGGCACCATCATCAAATCCACAAAGACCCGGTATTGGACTTCTGATTGGGAGTCCATGCATCGCTTTATTGAAGATCACAAGGCTTTCGACCTTTTGGAGCGCCGGGTGCATCAAACCAACATGAAGGCTTGGATTGAAGATAATCCAGACTTTCTTCCGCAGGGGCTGAATGCTGAGTCCCGTTATTCTGTAACCGTAAGGAGAAGTAAATAATGAGTGGTGAACTCTCACTTTTTAAAGGCAACCTGCCTGATTACCTGAAGAACCGTGGCCTTAGTGCGACTACCAAATCGCTTATGGGTTCGGCTCAAAACAAGCGCATCTCTATCCGAGGTGGTGTTTTCCGCATGATGGTTGGTGGTCAAGAGACTGCTAAATCTGAAGATCGTTCCATGCAAGTCGTGATTGTTTCTGCGGCTGAGCATGTTAGCCGTACCTATTACGCTGGCACGTATGAAGAGGGGGAGCAGGCTCCTCCCGCATGTTGGTCTGCTGATGGTATGCGTCCTGATTCTTCCATCAAGGCCCCCCAGTCTTCTACTTGCGCTAACTGTCCACAGAATGTTTCTGGTTCTGGTCAGGGTAATTCCCGTGCTTGTAGGTTCTCTCGTCGTTTAGCAGTTGTTCTTGCTAATGACATGAATGGGGATGTGTTTCAGTTGGTTCTTCCGTCAACATCCATATTTGGAAAAGCCGAGGGCGGCAGAATGCCTCTTGAATCCTACGTTAAATACCTCGCCGCACATGGAGTTAACGTAGAAGATGTTGTTACGGAGATGCGTTTTGATATTGACTCCGCTACACCTAAGTTGTTCTTCTCGCCTGTCCGTGCTTTGGAAAAACCAGAACACGATATCTGTAGCTTGAAAGCTCAGACGACTGAGGCTAAAAACGCTATCACCATGAGTGTGGCGCAAACTGACGGGGTGGTGGCTAAAGCTTCTCTTAAGCTTGAAAAGCCCAAGGCCGCTACTAAGGAAGAGGCTGAGGAAGAAGCTGTCGAAGAACCCGTTGTAAAGAAAGCGCCTAAAAAAGAAGAGGCTCCAGCAAAGTTGGCCTCTGACCTAGTTAAAGAGTGGGATGACGAGTAACACTCGCAGTTTTCTCCCCACTATCCGCTAAGTGCATAGGACCTAGCGCCGGGCTAGGTTAGCGGAACCCGGCTTTTCTTTTTTAGGAGTCCATCGTGCGTGGCTATTCGCAAACAATTATTGATAAAAACAATACAGCCCCTGCCGGTAACCTTGGAGTAAAACTAGGTAAGGTTTGTATACCAAGAGGCATAACCGTAACATTTCTCGCCAACTACTTTGGCGTCACACGACCCACGATCTATGCGTGGTTTTCAGGAGAGAAGGCACCCAGACAATCGCAAGCGGCAAAGATAGAAGTATTCCTAGAACACCTTGGGGAGTAAACAATGCAGGATTTTCTACGATCCGTCCTCGCTGAAGAGGGGCATTACTGCATTGTAGGTATTAGTAAGGGTAAGGTTGTCCAGAAATTTGCACCGTCCATTGAAGAGACGCAGACACTAGTTGACAAGTTTTTGAGTGAAGACCGGGATGTGTACTTTGCTTTGGCTACCTTTATTGACCCTACGGCGGCAAAGCCTAGAGAGCAAAAGAATGTTTGTAAGATTCGTTCGTTGTGGGTTGACATTGATTGTGGTGAAGGAAAAGAGTACCCGGATAAGGCAGAAGGTCTAGAAGCGCTTATAGCGTTTGTAACCGAGAATAACTTACTAGAACCAACCGTTGTCGATTCGGGTAATGGCATCCACGCCTACTGGCCTTTAACTGAAGAACTCACCCGGGAAGAATGGCAACCGATTGCCAATTCATTTAAGCAATTCTGTTTTGACAAGGGGTTGCGGATTGATGCCGCCTGTACGGCTGATTCGGCTCGGATACTTAGAGTCCCAGACACTAAGAACTTTAAGAGTGACCCCCCTAATCCCGTTGTTCTTCTGAACACAGCTCAGCACTCCTATGATCTAAACACACTAAAAGAACTTTTGCCAAAAGCTGAAGCTGCTGTGCAGAAAGTTCCCCGAAAAGAACCCAGCGCCATGACCAAAGCGCTAATGGGTAATAAAACTACGTATTTCAAAAACATTGTAGTTAAGTCGGCAAATGGCAAAGGTTGCCAGCAAATTCTGAGAGCGCTACAAGAACCGGAGAACGTTGATGAAAAAACATGGCGTGCCTGTCTATCCGTTGCAGTGCATTGTGAAGATTGGGAAAAAGCTATCCACAAGCTATCCAAAGGTCACCCGAACTATGACCCTGCTGAGACGGAAGACAAAGCTTTACGAACCAAAAGCCAAAACAGCGGCCCGTTCAAATGCACCACCTTTGAGGAATACTACCCCGAAGCTTGTCAGGACTGTCCGAATAAAGGTAAATTCACCAGCCCAATTGCGCTAGGCCAAGAGGTAGTGGCATCGACAGAGGAAGTTATTGTTGAGGTTGTCGAGCCTGAAAGTGAAGAAGATGAAGAAGTCAAAGTTGAGTATGAGATCCCACCTATTCCCGAGCCTTTTTTCCGTGGGCGCAGGGGAGGCATTTACCGAACATCTAAGGATGAAGATGTAATCCTAATTTACCCGTTTGACCTCTTTGTGGTTGACCGGATTAGCGACCCCAACTATGGGGAAAGCGTATGGTTCCGTTTGCATCTGCCTAATGATGGGGTTAAAAACTTTACTATCTCAGCCCCTGCCTTAAGTGGTATAGATACAATGCGCACAGAGATGGCGGCACACGGTGTTTTGTTATACGGCAAGCAGTGG